GTAAATAACCATTTTCTATTATGCCTACATTTTGATTTAGATTAACAGGCGGTATTATGCGTTTTGCTACTTCCTTTATCGTCCAATAATGATGCGTTGGCGATTGTGCCAACAAAACTAATACATGATCTAGCATTAACCTACCATTACTACCTTGAACGTTCTATCTGTCTGTGCGTTGTTAGCGTGAGTAACTACAACAGAGCCATTTACCCTGCTTGACTGTCCTACATAGATTGTACCAGCCCCTATTTCAGCAGAGGCATTAGCTGTTGTTGGCATAAAAAACAAAGCTGTATTCACGCCAAGCCTAGAGTCAGTTATTGTAGTCGTGGCAGCGTTTTGCGTTGCAGTAAAATCTATTACGTTATTACTACGCCCAAACATCAAGCCAGCAATACTTTGACTTTGCAAACGTGCAAGTTTCTTTTGATCGTCTAAGTCGCTAGGCGGTGTGTTAAACTCTGTTACAGTCACTAACTTGTACCATCCTCACTAACGTCTAAATCTACACCTTGTGCGTGTGTCCATGTGCCACCAGCTGCTACTTTTATTGTTGCCCTTGCATAACGACAAGAACGTGTAAAGTGAGCTGTGCCATTAGCATCTACGCTATTCGGTCCGTCTGTAGTTACAGAACCGCTAGGGCTATCACGATAATCTAGCTCAACTGTTATTGTGCCACCATCAACATAAGGTCTAACTCCATTAACATACAATCGCTCATTAGGCTTGCTAAACAATTCCATGCCCCCGAACTCTGTTGTTGTTAAAGTTGTAGCCAATGCAGAGCCTGTAAAAGTAGACAACCGATGTGCGCTGTTAAAAGCTGACAATGAAGACAAACCACCAACCCAAAACCTGTCATCAAAGGTTGTGTCAATAGCGTCAATGTTGCCAAAGCCATCAATGTTGTCCATTGTGTAGCCAGGTGAGGTGTCAGTGAAAATTAAATCAACCGTTATCTCGCCATACGACCAACGCCCTATTTCCCAGTTGTATATAATGACCTTATTTGGCCTGCCATCTATGTTGTTAGCACCAGGGTAACTCCAATAAACTAACTTGTTTACTGGGTCTTGTGCTGCTGTTATGCGATGTAAAAAGTTAAAATCCAAGTCAGCAAAAAAGAATTTATCAACTTTTTGGTTGCCAATCGCTTGTGAGGTAGTGCCGTTATAGACAAAAAACCCCTGTTCTGCCAAATAAAATGCTGCACTTCCAACGTTGACAACAGACTTTGATGCAATAGTTCCTCGTCCTCTTTCTACCTCTTTAAACTCAAACACAAGAGGCGCACCCACATATGACACTCGAAACACACTATTCCGCATAAATATAGCACCATCAGCACCGCCAACCGCCCCTATGATAGCTTGCACACTTAAGCCACTTTTAAGGTCTTGCCTGTCACTCTGCTTTTGTGCTGCGTCACTACTGCCAATTGTAGGCCAATCTGTCGGGTCATTAATAGCACACCAGTGAACCCTTTGTGGAACTACTCCGTCTGTTGCATCGTCTATGTTGCCAAACATAACAAACTCGCCAACAACGCCACAATGCTTCGCCTGTGGTGGACTGCCTCCTAAATCAGCAAAGTCGCTTGATGTTCCCATTACATAGCTTTGTGGAGCGTCCGTGTGACCATTGACCGCAATCGCCCTATTTCCATACTGCACAAAATCCCAATGATCGTCTGTAGCGCAAGTATAGGCGTTAGTTGATTTGGATATTTCAGCAAAGGCACTTGAGCCTAATAAAAACAAGTTCTGATTGTCTCCACAGAACGTGTGCTGTGTTCCATCTGACTCTTGCATTGAAACAGCACCTTGTATGCGATTTGTCAAAGCATCTATAACAGGCGATAAATCACGCAAGGGCGCATAGCTTTTATTAGTTAATGGTATGCAGTTCTTGGCATCTGTTGCGCCAACATTTGTATAATCAGACTGATCTGGTAAAAACTCGCCAAATTGCAACATTAGAAGCCTCTGTTAATATCAAATCGTCCTGTTCTGACTAGCGCACTATCCAGCCTCATAGTAGCGTTGCGCCTCGTTCTGTTATCCAACCTGTTAAGATCATTTATTGCCACAGTTAAGCCATCAGCCCACAAAGACAAATCTTGCAAGTTTTTAATATATCCCTTTGCCTCAATGAGCGCAGAATACAGGTAAGCGTCTGGCGCATTGGTTAAAAGCCAGTTTGTGCTATCGGATGCAACGTCAAACTTTTTAAAGTAATTTAACAAAATACTGTACGTTTGATCAGCAATAAGCTCAAAAATCATTGTGCCATTAGTCGTAGCATATAAGTGAGGTCTGCCTTTAGTTGTGTCTGTCGTGCGTTGCGAGTTTAAATTGCGTATGTTTTGTGGCTGTATGTTACGCTTGTCATCACTATAAATTACATCAATTGTCTCTATCCAATCGCTAGGCAAACTAACGCTTGAAGCGTCCGCACTTAATGTTAAGGTTGAAGTTGCCTCTTGCTGTAAAACTCGCAAGTTTCTATTTAGCCTTACCTCACCTAATTGAATAAAATTTGCTATGATCGCATCAGATAAATCACTACGATGCAGATAGTCTGCAATAGTTGTCTTTAAACTAGCGTAGTCTGTAATTGCCATTACTTTTTAGCTTTCTTTTTTGCCGTTGTTTTTTTAACTGTTTTTGTTTTCTTTTCTGTTGTGTTGCGTGGCGTGTCATCTAATCGCCATTGTGGTATTGATTTGCCAGGGTCTTCTGCAAACGCAACCCTTTGTACTGTGCCATCTTCCAAGTCACGTATATAATATTTCATAATTTTACCTTTTCTTGCCTTTGGGTTTAATTACTTTACTTAAACTTTTTGCTTGGCTTGCATGAGCCTTTGACGCTTTCTTTAAACTTTTTACAACTTTTTTAATCTTTTTTGCGTTGCGTTTTGTAACCATTAAAAGTTCCTACGTTAAAGATTTGTGGGTGGCAGATTGTCCACCACCCACATTTCCTTTTTTAGTTGTTTGCGTAACGAACAGCCAACTCAGGGCGAATTAGCTTGTAACCATACAGAACATCTATCCGACAAGGAAATTTGTCGTTGTTAATGTCATAGTCACGAACAATTCGCATTGAGATGCCGTCCATGTTTTTACGAGCAGCCATGTCACAACCAGTAGGCATAACAAGGTCAGCAGTTGCGAAGGCAACAGCGTCTTTGTGATAACCTAGTGAGATGTTGTGAACAGCACTTGCACCACCAACTTTCGTGATTGCGCCAGTGTTTGTTGGTGCAGCAGAGCAATTTTGCAATGCACCTGTTATAACAATGCTAGGGCTGATGGCTACAGTTGTAGCGGATGCAGACATAGCAGCAGTTACAACAAACTGCTTGAGGCTACCAGTATCGGCTTTAGTCTCAGGGTGTACATCATTAACACCAGCGAAAGTAATAATATCGCCAACTACAAATGTACCACTGCCGTTGCTTGAGTGCGTGATGGATGCACCAGTTTGGTCAGCACCATTCACTTTGTGATCGCCTGTGCCATCGTCTGAGCCTGTGGTCAATGTAGGCCACAAGGTGTTCTCATAGATGCCATCAAAGCCAGCAAATGGGCCAGCTAGACGTCCCTTCTTGTAGTTGCTTGACAAGCCATCCTGTGCGTTAAACAACCCTTTAAGAGCGTCAACCAAGTCAACATTGTCTTGAGTAGCCATGTTAAGGCAACGATCAGTGTATGGTGCAAGGTTGTCGGTTAGGGTTTTATTGCCGTTAAGAGCTTTTGCAAATGTAAAAGCACTACCAACATTATTAACTTGGTTTGGAACATCCAAAACCACGTTCATAACGTCTGACTCAATGTTAGCAGCAAGCACAGACATGGCTGGCTTAAGAATACGATCAGAAAAGCTATCAATATCCATTGTTAGTTCTTCTGACGTAAAGTTTACATCTACACCTTTTTGAGTGCTTACCTGTAGGGTGGTGCTTTGCTCTGTTGTGTCTTGAGTACTAAGAGTTGCGCCACTTCTTACAGTGTATTGGTTTGGAAGACGTATACGCAAGCTATCACCAATCTTAGCTCCAGTTTTTGCATAACTGTCATCATATTGTCGGTTAATCGTACCAACAAAGTTTAGTTCTTGATGCAAAATCATCAACGCTTCGTTGGTGATCTGATCAATAGTCAGGTTTGTATTAGCCATAATTTAGCCTTTCGCTTTCCTTTTTTGTGCCAACCTTAGTTCCCGATAGGCAACAGGGTCAGTCACGTTTGAGAGTGATTTAGGCGCAGACTGTCGTTTAGGCTTTAGATTTTTCGAGGGCTTTACACGCACCACTTTATTATCCTTTGACTTCACGGCTGCCTTCACCTGATTTTCTGTTTTATAACCAATTTGAGCTAGTCTTAATATGTTGATTTCTGGGTAAGTAACAGCACGACTAACCATGTCGGCTGGCAAACCCATATCAACGGCAAACTTGCCTAAATCAGTTTTCATCTCATCGCCCCAACCTGTAACTTCCTTGCTTAACTTTGCGTCTGTCTTTTCAGCTATTCGCACCATACTTTCGTGCTGTAGCCGTTGTCGCTCTGTCTCGCCTTGCTGGATAGCTCCTACAAGTTGGTCACGTTGGCTTTGAAGTTGCTGTGCTTGATGCTGTAACTTCGTTGCCTGAGTTATGTCTGCATCAAAAGCTGCGTTCCAATCATAAGCGTCAAAACTTTTTATCTGCTGGTCTATAGCAGCTAAATTAGCCATTTGCTCTGACTGTGCCTTTGATGCCTCCATATACTGTGTGAAGTCTGCTTTTTCGGCCTCGTAGTTCCTACGCTCATCAGCAAGCGATTGGGTCTTTTCGGTGTAATCTTTTGTAGCCATCACAGCGTCTTTTAGCCGTTTTGGTACTTCATACACCTCGCCATCATATTCAACTTCAACAGTTTCAGAAAATGAACCCTCGGTGGGCTGCTCGTCTTCTGTCTCCGATTCTTCGCTTTCTTCGGCTTCTTCGGGTTCTTCGTAGTCACCTTCTTGGGTAACACTCTCAGAGTCTTGGTCTTCAGCTTCGGGCTGGTCTGTTACGACTTCTTCGGCTTCGGGCGTGGACGTTTCTGCTACGCTACCCACTTCGTCATCTATAATCATATCTTTGCTCTCCACGATAATCAAACAGAAATTACAACACCATGCTGTAATCTACTCTGTGCAATTACTCTGCTGGCGATACCTCAATATCGTTAATGGTTACATCAACGTCTGTCTTGCCTGCCATTTTAACAGAGGCATCCATATCAGCTTTGTATTTTTCTAGGTTGAGCTTATCACGCTCTAAATCTAACTTTTCTCTTTCTATGTCTAGTTTATCAGTTGCTATTTGCGCCTCTTGCGTTAGCGCAACTTCCTTCATAGCATTATCCATTTGCTTAACCATAATGGGCGTGTTGTTGGGGCTGTCTTCTCGCATGGCCTCTGCTGCCTTTATGTCAGCCTCTTTGTTCTTGATTTCTGCCTCCATGCGCTTTGTTTCAGCTTGCATATAGTCAATATCTACCTTACGGCTGTCTATCACCAGCTTTTCACGATCAACTTGTATTGCAGCCTGTTTGCCTTCACGATCGGCCATCAATTGATTTATAACTTGTTCCATTCCCTGCATCTGTTGCGCCATTTGTGCTATTCGTGGGTCATCACGATCATCAGCAACACCAGGTGGCAACAATGCCTTTAATCGCTTTGCAAAAACATCGCTGTTAGGCCAATCCATAGCGTCAACAACAAGATCACCTGTAACACTTGCAGCTTGTGGAAAGGCTTGCAACAAAGCAATCATGCTTTCTCTTGCTTCCTCTCGTTGCGTTGTATAGCTAGGACCAGCTTTTACTGTAACGTCATACTTGCCAACTGTAAGATCATAAATAGCAGACATGGCCTCAAATCTTTCCATCATCTGCTGACCTTGCAACATTTGTTGTTCTTCTGTAATTTGCTGATTTACCGCAACTGTTTGCGCCATACCATCCTCACCAAGCACTCGCATCATTCTAGGCTTGCTATAAATTAGTGGCATTAGATCAACTATGATTACGCCAGCGTGTCTTATCGCTCTCGCCATATTATCAATAAAATGATAGGTAGACGTATCGCCCTCACGAACTCGCTTGCTTATGGCAACACCACTAATTTCATTAGACTGCGCCCCCATGCTCGCATCGTGTAAGCCCATAACTGATTTCATATCATCACTAGCATTTAATGCTTCTTGCAATGCCCCAGCAGGCGGTCCAGCAAAGGGTTGGCGTTGTGGTGGCACTTCACCATCATATTCCAAGTAAGAATAAGTCTCTGTGTTAGCGTTTTGCCAACGATCAAGGTCAGTATCAAATGCCCCTGCTGGTCCGATCCAAGGGGTCTTCGGAGCCATTGCCACTAGCTCTGTCGTAGTGGTGCGCCAATAATTGTAAATAGTTTGTGCGTCTTTGGCAAAATGAATGAGGCTGAAGAAATGCCTTTCGCCATCTATAAATATTTCCTCACCATACAACGGCACAATCGGGATATACTTGCCAGGCCATTCGTTTGTTTCTAAAACTTCCTGACCATTCATTATGTACTGAGTTACCTTGTGGCTTGTTGTTTCTCTGGTGTTCAACAACTCTATGCCAGTTGCTTCATACTCTGCTTGCAACTCATTGTATATTTCTTCGCTTACTACATCGCCAGTTGACATCAGGTAAATGGTTTTATTAATAGGCTCACGCACCCAATACTCTGCAACTCGCACCTGATCCTTGTCATACCACGCTTGATCATTATCGTCTAAATGTGTAGGTGACCAATCTATGGCCTCTGCGTTTGGATACTGCTCATCAAACTCATCTCTAGGCATCATTTCTGTAACAAAGCAATAATTCCAATCGCTACTATCTGCGCTCGTGGATGCTGCGTCTGGATATATTGTCAAAGGATTTAGTATGCGATTAATGCGTATGTCTAAATCAAAGGTATCGTCATCAGCATAATCAAGGTCAATACGAAAATAACCAAAGCCACCACTTGTGGCGCAGTCTATAGCTGTGTCATACGCCAAGTCTGCTTTTGATACTTGTTCTATGTTGCGAATAATGCCGTTTATTACTTCTGCTGTATCTGGATCTGCTGTATCGTCAAATGGGTGGACTTTGATAGATGGTTTATTTTGCCTAGCGTCATTGACTACTTGACGAATAAAACTGGGCATCCTGTTGATAGTTAGGCTTGGCCTGCCTTGGTTTTTACGCTCCTCAATATCATCAGCATTCCATTGTTCGCCCATGCGCCCAAACTTTACGTCCTTTTCATAACGTGTCTGGTTCGCCTCAAAAGCATCAAGTGCCTGTGCAAACTGTTCTTTAGCAAGCTCTATAAGCTCGTTATCTTGTTCTGCCATGCGATACCCTATCCTAATTTTGCATCAAGCTACCACTAAAAAATTATCTTGACAATCAATTACCCCATCCAACTTGACGCTTTTGGCGCATAATTTCGTTTTTTTGGGCGTTTTATAATAGATGGAAATAGCTCTGTTAATAGCCAAACTAACGCATCACAACGATCTGGACTACCATCGCCTTCATAACCAGCACTTGTCATGCGACACATTTGCGCCTCTAGCTCTGGGTAACTTCCAATATGACTTACCTGGTTGGTTGCGTACAATGCGCTTATTGGCTCTGCCCTAACGTGCTTGCCCCTTGTTGCAGTCACCTCAACTATTTTTATTTGTGGCCTGACTGTTTTAATTGTGTGGCGCACCATGTCACCGCCTTGGTTGCGCTCAACTACAATAGCGTCTGCCTCATACTTGTCATAAGTTGCAACGGCTCGTTCTGCCCATTGTTGTGGACTGCCGTTCATGGATACATCGTCTATGATGTAGCCCCTATTATCCTCGCCTATGCCACCACAGATTATGCCATGTTCGTCACTATGGTCTGTGTTGCTAATGGCTGGGTCAACGCTTATTAGTATTCTTTTGAGTGGCGGTATCTCATGCCTTCTGTTCTCATGTATGTTTGCCATGTTCCAGATAGCACCCACAGCTTGCGGTGCATACTCGCCCAACCAAATGTGTGCAAATCTATCAGGGCTGTTCTTCCTGTCCATTTGCATTTCTTCAATCATCTCATGTGGCAAGAACTCGTTGTCCTCATAAGTTACTTTGCGAATAATTGCATTATCAGGCGGTGACAAGCCTCTAAAGAATTTGTCTACAGGGTCAGATGCGTGGTGAGGGTTCCAGCTAAACCATAGCTCTGAGCTTGGCGCACGAATAGTTGGGCGTATTAGCTCCAATGATCTTGCACTAAACACATTAGCCTCCTCAACCCAACAAACGCTGTAATTCTCATACGACTTGATGCTTTCGCTATTTTGTTGGTTCATGCCAGCGAAACTTATTACACCACCCCCAGGTGTTCCTATCTCGTCATGCTTAATATTAAATTGAGAACCATAGCCCATGACATTGATCTTATCCTCCAGTAATCGTTTCGCACTTTCTTTCAATGACTTTTGCACCTCACGAACACACAGCCCACGAAAGCCAAGGTTCATGGCTGCGTTGGCAATCATGCACTCTGCAAAAAAATGAGACTTCGCACTAGCCCTGCCCCCATATAACGCTTTGTAACGGCTCGGCACAAAGAAATCATTAAAGACGCTGGACGCTGCCCCTACTGCGTAGGCTTCTTTCCCCATAACAATATCGGCCCTCCGTCCTGTCCGCTATGCTCAACCTTAGTCACACCATCTAAACCATACATCTTGGCTATTTTTTCTGTAGCTGCTACGCTTACGTTTAGTTGTGGATGCTCTAAAGATCGTGCTGTTTCCCTGTCACGCTCATACTCTTGGCGTATTGCATCTCTCGTTATTTCACACTTGTCTGCGTGTTTCTGCATTTCTTTTTCAACCACTAGCCTAACCTTATCTTTACTTAACAATCGAGAGGCTTGATTTTCTGCTGTTGCTGGTGAGTAACCCACACGAATAGCTGCCTGTTTTCCATTCCTGTCTATCAAGTATTCTTTAATAAAAGCCTTCTGTTTTGGTGTTAGCTTATCTTGCATTTTTACTTTTTTTCTATTATAATTATCTTTCTTATGGAAACACTATTTTTACGAGGATTACATGGTTGAATTACAAACTATTTCTAATGATATAACTGAATTAGTTGAAGAACTGTTAGAAATAAATGCAGATGATGGTGATAAGTTGCCAGAACACATCATCAAACAAATTGACCAACTTGCTATATCTATTGGTAAAACTATTACTTGCCTCCCCTACGAGTAAGGTCTTCTATATATTTGCCAACAGTATCAACCATTTTTGGCGTTACTGTTTGAAATGGTATATCTCGTGTCATCAGATAATCCATTCTAAATGGTTCATATCCTTCCATAAGTCTACGTTCTACATAATCAGGCATAAGCAATGATCTTGGCACAGCCTGCGGTAAGCCTCCCAAATATTCCCCAGATAAATCTGTGTCGTAAGATTTATGTGGCGATAATAATAAACCACTTGGTTGACTTCGTGCATCTTGTTCAAACTTTACAAAAGACTGTCCAGCCAATGCGTCTGTATCTCCCCTTCGCATATCTTTTAAACTTGCATCAGTTACCGCTTGCCTTAACATAACCGCATCTGGCATTGTTGGTATTTTCCGTACTGCACTTTTGTCTAATTCTTCCATTAGAAATTTTCTTGCTTCTGGATTTTGCAGAAAATAATTGTATGCGTTTTTATCTTCTAAACCAGGAAACTTTTGTATTCTGTTGTCTTTATTTTTTATTTTTTTGTTTTTACTTGCTATTTTATTATTTATTAAATTTTTGATTGTTTGTTGCGCTTTTTTTGTCATTTGCTTTGGCAAGTCTAAAGCGTACAAAACGTCTATGCTGTGCATACTATAATCTGATCCTGTTCCAGCCATTGGCATAGAAACTCCAATTGCACCCTCTTCATCTCTTATTTTATTTTTTAATCGTGTAATTATACCTTGTTTTGATGCCCATCCACCTGTGTCTTTCCCCATGCTGTAACCAAAGCCACCCTGTGTCATTATTGGCTGATCTAATTTCTGACCACCAATTGCGCTTATAATTTCACGGCTTGTGCGATCACCAACTAATGGAAATATTTTTTGACCCTCAATATCTTCTAAATTTAATATTTTTCTTTTGCTCATGTTGGGTGCTTTGCTTCTTACTAAGCCAGCTTCTAGTCTATCAATCTCCTCCTGTGGAATTTTTAGATTTTTTGAATATGATGTTGGCACACCTAACTCTTGTCCTTTTGCGCCTATTGGTGCTTCGGCTGGTTGCATACGCCCTTGCCTTGCATATTCTGCTCTTATACCTGATGGAATTTTTCCTCCTACATTTGCACCCAAAACTGCACCTTTTGGCATCATGCCAGCAGCACCAGCAAGCAAGCCACCAGTAAATGGAGCGTCCAAAACCGATTTTGTCAAAAGATTTTCATTTAAAGGTATATCACCTTGGCTCATTGCGCCAATGGTTACAGCACCTTTAACTGCGTCATACAGTATTCCAGGAACCCCGAACTCAGTATATTGTATCTCCATATCATCAGGCCTAAACCTCCTGCGCCTTACAATAGGATATAATGGGCTTCGATGCACAACAGTTGGATCGTTATCTAAAAACTTCATTATTTGCCGTGATCTTACTGGCAACAAACCTCCACTTGCGTTAACAGGCAATCTTTTGTTTTCTAATATCATGCTACATAATACCCAATTCTGACATCGCTTAGTTGCCCATGCGCCTCATATCGTTTCATGTCGCTATGCAAGTTGGGCAAAAATTTCATGTCCTTTGCTTTATCGCCCTTCCACGCTGGTATTATCTTAGTTCCAACATCATAGTCCCAGCTAACATCATTACCACTTCGCAGATGCACCTCAATGATCTTATCCCCTATTGTTTCAACATTCAAATATTTTTCTGTTGTGACGTTATGCAACCAATCAGGCAGTTCAATATCTGGCTTGGTTACTTCCCACTCAACAAACTTTGTTAAATTGTCTGTGCTTTCGTGCTTGCCTACCATAGCATGAAAGGCCACCCACTTGTTATTCTCTTTGATAAAATCAACGCTTTGGTGCTTGCCCTCAAACCATTCACACCAGAAATAACCAGGTGATATATGCTTATGGTTTATTAAATCCTCTGCGTCCTTGTAACGATCAAAATGTTTTTTAACTGCACCTATGCCCATGCCGTACAGGTTGTAAACAGGGCGCACAATATAATCACCTGTCTTCTTTACAGGAACACAGGCTGGTCCAGCCTCATAGCCTAATTCTAAAGAAAGCTCTAACTTGTTGTATATCCAGCGATATTGTGGGTAGGCTACCCACGCCTGATAATCTTCCTCAACCATTAAAAAGGTATATGGTCATCTATTGACGCATCCTTTTGTGTAACACCATTCTTTTCAAATGGTAGCATCATTGAGATAAATACTTCCACCTGACCATTGTCGTTTACTTGTGGCAAGGGCAACGCTTCTAATTGAATGTTGAAGCCTGTGCCATTCTTTTGCGGAAAAGCCACACCTACTTTAGTCCAATATGTTTTTCCATTTTTATCATTACGTTTAGTCTTTAACTCGTAGTAATCTGCCATCTTATTCTCCTTTTTTAATTATTGCGTTTTTTAATCTCAATCTGCTTCTACCCCAATACTCAAGCTCGTCATACAACTCAGCCCATGCTGGGAAAAACTTGCTATCCCTTGCAGCGTTAGACAACACATACTTCACAACGTCAGCTGGGTAATCAGCGAGCTTAACAACGTAGGCTTGCACAAAGGTCTTTGTGTCTATCTCACCATTATCTCTGCGCTTTGTCAGGGCTGCCAAGGTAGTAAGTTCGTGGCTCATCTCCTTTGCCGTTAATGGTAGACATTGCTTGACAACAAAATCTTTCAGCTCATCTGTCACCTCACCAACCTCGTAGCCAATTGGCTCATGTGCCTTGTCGCTCCATTTCTGCAATAGTGTCGTGTGCGATTTCACCAAATCCTCTACGGCCATCGTTACCGCTAGTGGATTTACGTTTTTCGAGTATTGCTTTGCGTGTGATGCTAGATCGTAACCAGTTATAAAAACTTCTGTCCCAGCCTGTTTTAGTTTTGAGCTTGCCTTCACCAATCCAATAGTCTTTAAATCCGACTGATGCCCATTCGATCTCTTGTGCAGTGTATCCTTCACTTGCACCGATTTCGTCAGATTTTCCGTTAGGTCTCCAATCGTCTTTAAGCCTGAATTTTCCATTATTTGATTTCCTCGTTTTATATAAAGATACGTTAGTATCTTTAATAACTATGGGTGTGGGTGTGGGTGTGGGGGTATTGCCACGGCTATCCCCAGAAGATGCCACGGCATCAGGTGTTTCTTTATATTTCAACCATCTAGCCTTTGCTTTGTCTGATTGTCTTTTGCTTTTCTGTTTGACGAAACTGCTTTCATCAGACAATCTTCCTTGATAAAGCCAATTATCTTTCTCATCAAAAAAGCTTAAAATCATAGGTTTAATTCGCTTCCATTGTGTTGGTGTTAGCTTAGTATACCTTGCAAGCATTTTGTCATCATTAGGCAATCGACAATTTGGGCTACGCCAAGCTGCAATTAATAATAATAAATAAGCCCCATGCTCTAGCGTTGTTAAATGGGTTGTATCGCCAAGGTAAGCGTCAGTCCATAAAGGCAATGAGGGAAATTGTGCCATAAGTCATCCAACCTTTCACATCTGTCCTAAAAAAATTTGTGGCGGGCTGGTCAGATGAAGGGCCACAATAAGAGCAACCAAATTGTTTTTTTCACCACAATGTTATTATAATTACAATCCTATATGCAAGCAAGCCCCTTAGTTGTTAGTTTATATTTAATAGCCTTTCGTCCACTTTTGCCAATGTAAATTTCATTAGCGTCTTCAATCAATCCTTTTTTCTTTAACTCGCTCATACGTCTATGCCCAGGCCATCCAAGCACGTTGTCAATTTCTTCTGCTGCTAATGGAAACTTCATATCCATCATAACGTCCAAAATTGCTCTATGCTGATTGCCTAGCACTTCAGATGACATAGAACTGGCAGCTTCATGGCTTGTCCAAGGATCTTCTTTTCTTGCGTGTGCCTTTGTTGGCAAGTCAAATAAATCTGTCATAGTCTTCTCCGTCCTTCCAATTTTGATAATCAAGTTCTGCTGCCCTTGCACAAAAGTAACAGGCATCTACACCACCAAAGATTGTAACAATCATTTCTTGGTCTTCGGTGTATTTTTTAATTTTTTTGTGAAAGCGTTTTGTTTTCAACGCAATCATTTTTTCGCCCTTGCAAATGTAACAGGTCATCGCTTAATCTCTGTAATTTTAATATTGTGGATAGCCTCAACCAATTTTTTCTTGAGCTTGTATACTGGCGTTTTAACACCCTTCACATCTTCAGTTACTTGCTTGCTACGTTCCAGATACATAAAGTCAGCTACATATGTGCAAATTTTTACATTTGCCACCACACAATCAAAACGTGGTTGCAAAATCAAATTTGATATAACGCCAGCTTGTGCAAGTAATTTTAATTCAGCGTAGCGTTTGGCCTCTGCCTTAGATGCAAAGGTGATCCCATCTAGCTTTGTTTTTACAGCGTTGTACTTATGACGCTTCATGGCTGCCTCCCAAATACATCAGGCCGTAGCTTGTGCCTAGAGATGCCTGTTATTGCTTCTACAGCAATGCAACGATCTGCGGGTATTCTTTTCCAACCAGATACAGATGGTTGCGATATTTTTAATAGGTCTGCAAGTGCTTTCGCACCGCCAGCTTTCTTCAATGCTTTGGCTGTTATCTCATTTCGTTCAATCATACCCTTACCAATTCCATGCCATAATTATTTACGCCTTCTTTAACGATTGTTCCTGCACTTCGTTTTAATTTATTTCTTTTAAAAGGTGAATAATCTACTTGATGATGCCACCTATCAAACTTCCAGACAACTCTAGCAACGTCTGGGTGTTGCCTTGCCAAACTTTCAGCAAATTCTTTTCGCTCATCACCTGTATTATAAATCGTGTCTGTATTGCCACCCTTCATTGTCATCGTTGTCGCTTTGTCTGCTAAAAACGCATTGAATTGTATAGTACACCAACCATCTTTTAAGGCTCTTAAACAAATGTCTGTATCTTCATTGTATCGCCCACGCCAACGATAAGGTATTGCATTGTTAATCAGCGTTGTTGAATAAACCCGTGTATTTAATGTATATGGCTGTACGTTTTCGTTTCTATCTGCTGCAAAACCAACATAATTAAAACCACTAAATGCTACATTGGTGTAACGATCAGTAAAGTCTTCAGCGCATTTAAAAATTGTTCCACTGCCTACTGGTATTCTTCGATTTAAATTAAGGCGTAGAAAATTCACGATATTATCATCTATTAGCCAATGCTTTTCCCAACCTTCTTTTATTGAATGTTCCCAAATCCAATTCCTTACAGGTATTGACCCCTGCCCTAATTCACTAAAATTATCAGGAAGCGTTAAAAGTTTTTGTGCGCTTATAACTCTTGCATATTCTTTATATTCGTCAGGCTCAACCACTACTCGAAAGGGGACGTTTTTCTTTTCAAGCGTTTTTACTGTTAAACGACTTTCCCAACGCCCTTTTGATAAAATATATATCGGATATTCTGGGTTCATTTTTTTTGATCTACATATAAAAAATTTTTAGGTGCAACATATCCCTCTTGTTGGGGATACCACAGACTTGCTGTTTTACTTGTTATTGTCTGCCCTATTAATTCTGCAAACTGTTTAACATCTTCTTGGCTTTGAAAACTAATTGTTATTTTTTGAAATGGCTCTGTGTTTCCCATTACAAACTCTGGCATTGACTGCCATTCTTTTTCCCAATCTTTCGTTGCGCCCATAGCATCTAATAAATTGGGCTGATCATTAAATTCAATTTTTTCTAATAGTTCTTCTTTAGCTGTCTGTTTATTGTTACTCATGTTTATAGCCAATCAATATAATCAACATTACAGTCAATTTCTTTGTACGGAATAAATTCATCTGCTGATAAAGAAGTCTTATCTGATACTGCTACATCAATATGTTCTTTTAACTTTTTAAAAATATCGTCCGCATTATCTTCTTTACTTATCGAGGCTTTGTTTTTTTCTATAAAGCTTGTCACCCCATGATCATTTATGTAATCTTGCACATAATCCTTCCATGCTGTTGGATCACCATCTACAACATTTTCGCAATAACCAGCTTGAACAATTTCTTTTTTTGTTACTGTTACTTTTAGCTGACGCTCAAAAGCTATTTCAAATTTATACGTTTGAGTTGTGGTAATATTAAAATCTGCCATATCTATCCTCGCTATTTTTACTATTCATCTATTATTCACAAAAAAAAAGTATAGGCAAGTCCTTTTTTTTCTTGCAATAGGTTTTTAGATGTGCATAATAGCAGTATGGAAACAACAAACGAGGAACTTGATTATGAGAACAATTGCTGAATATATGACCCAAGCCAATGTTGCTATGGCTAAAAATAGTTTTCCCAGTAAAGCCTCTCAAAAAGATGCTCTTGATGATTTAAATCGTGCTTTTGACCAAATTAAAGCCGTAAAAAATTATGACGGCTTAGAAGCTGCTGGTTATAAATGGTTTCACATTTGCAATGATTTACATCAGGTTAGAGAAAAGCATGAGCCAATCTTCAAGGCTGCTGGCTTTGATTGGGATTTGGTTCAAAAACTAATTAAGATGCGTAATGACATTCGGGCAATGCCTGTTATCAAGCCAGCCCCCAAGCCTGTTGCAAAACCAACTGGCAACCAAGCAACACACCAAGGCACTTGTCAGGTTTGTGGTAGCGTCCATAAGGTTGGCAACAAGAGTGGCACGTTAGCTACTCATGGTTACACAGTTGAGCATAATTTTTTTAATGGCGAGTGCAATGGTGGGCATCAACTTCCTTTTGAGGTTTCGTGTGACTTTCTAAAAAACCATATTAACGACATGGTAGTTTTAATTTCCACAATTGACCCAGAGGGTTTTCGTGAATACAAAAACCGCTATGGGCGTGACTGCAAAGTTTCAAACAAAAAGGTTATCAAGTCTTTGCAAGAATCAGTTGTGTATCAAACAGAGCGTCTAGCTAATTGGACACCAAGGAAACTTATTGAGATAGGGGCTTAACAGCCCCCTTCTCTTTACAATTAAAAGAGGAACAAACAAATGACTGACAAAAAAATGACAATTCACGAAGCCTTCTGCGCTGCACAACAAAAAATAGGTGGCGCACGAAAGACCTCAACCAACCCACATTTCAAAAGTAAGTACGCTGATCTTAAAGAGTGCTTTAACGCTTGTAGCGACATCCTTAATGAGTATGGCATACACATAAGCCAGCCAACTATGCAAGAGGGCGACTTGTTTGTAATACGCACGATATTGACACACACAAGTGGCGAGGCTATGCAAGACTTTGGTGTGCCTATTGTTGGATGGCAAGGTGCTAAAAACCCAGCGCAAGCATTTGGGTCAGGTCAGACTTATGCTAGGCGGTATGGCTTATGTGGCATGGTTGGCATTGCGCCAGAAGATGACGATGGCGAAAGCCTGACGCAAGACAAGCCACAAGCACCAAAAACTATAACAACAGACCAAGCATCTGAAATAAAAAATCTGATAAAGGAATCAAATCAGGATGTTGAGAAATTGTTAGCTTACACAGATAACGCTACCAGCGTGGATGAGATGCCAGCAAAATTTTATGAAGAAGTAATAAAATCTTTAAAAAAGAAGGTAGCAGAATAATGGAACAAGGCACAGATGAATGGTTTGCGGCTCGTTTAGGTAAGGTCACTGCTTCAAGGGTGGCTGATGTCGTAGCCAAAACCAAAACAGGCTGGGGTGCTAGTCGAGCTAATTACGAAGCGCAATTAATAGCTGAAATCTTGACAGGAAATGTTGCCGATAGCTACACCAACGCAGCCATGCAACATGGGATTGATACAGAACCACAGGCTAAAGCAGCTTATGAATTTTTGCATGACGTTGATGTTGAGTTAATTGGTTTTGTCGATCACCCTACGATTAAACAAACAGGCGCAAGCCCAGATGGTATCGTTGGCAAGGGTCTTGTCGAGATTAAATGCCCACAGCCAGCAACTCATATTGACACGTTACTTAAAGAGAAAGTGCCAAAAAAATATGTTACCCAAATGCAATGGCAAATGGCTTGTTGTCAAAAAGAGTGGTGCGATTTTATGAGTTATGATGACAGATTGCCTGTTAATTTAAATACTTTTATCTGCCGCATTGAGCGTGATGACAAATTGATTGACGAGTTGGAAACAGAAGTGCAAATATTCCTAAATGAAATGAACGAGAAAATTGAGAGGCTACAAAACCTTGAACCCGATAATCGAATATCTGCGGATAGCATCGCATGAACAGGAGAACTTGCAACTGGCTAGTTTAATGTTGGCAGCAGCTAATGTCATAGAGCGACAAGAAATAAAAATCGAGGAACAGGAAAATGAAATTGTGCAGATACCGCATAACGGATTTTGCAGTTAAGGCAGGGGCTGTCCTCGCAGCGTTTCCAACTCTGCCTAGTGGCCTACTGAGATTACCTCCGTGGTTTCAGTAGGTCACACCAATTAGGGAGACAAAAATGAGTTTAACAGCAGGTAAAATTAAAGGCGAATGGTGGGTTGTTGACATTGCAAGCAAAAAACCTATTGATGGCCCATTTAAAACAAATGCATGTGCATGGAGGAGAATAGATAAAATATTAAACGAACCGTACAATCGAAAAGAGGCAGCCCATGATTGGTCTGTTAGTCAGTACCTCAAATCATGATGATACCCAAAGGCGTAAAGCCAAAACGCAACAAACCAAAGCGCACCAGCAACAAGAAACATCTTGAGTGGGTGGCTACTCTCCCATGCTGTATTTGTGGAAAGTTTGGTGTGCAAGTTCACCACTTGTTACGAGCCGACAGTAAGCGTGGAATGAGCAGGCGAAGTGGAGACGAGTTCACAATTCCGCTTTGCTACAAGCATCACCAAGAATTGCACCTAAATGGCAATGAAAACTTTTATCTTGCAACACACAATGTAAATGGCAAAGAGTTGGCAGATAAACTTTGGAGGTCAAGCAATGTCCGATAAGATTTACATACGAGAGGAACGCCACCGCAACCACGCACTCGACACTATCAAGGCGTTAGACATAGCCACTGTCTACGAGGTCACCATAAAGCCGTACAAGCGCAATCGAAGCCTTGAACAAAACAGCTTAATGTGGAAATGGTATACTATTATCGCTAATGACCTTGGCTATACGACAGAAGAAATCCATGAAGAATTTATGCGGAAACTTTTAACACCAACCATTGTTAACACCCCCTCTGGCATGGTTGAAGTGTACAGCACCAAGAAGCTCAAGGTGAAAGAAATGACGGCTTACCTTGAGGGCATTGAGCGCACAGCTACTGAGATGGGAATAGCTTTGCCAAGGCCATATGATAATAATTACATTTAATTAATAATAGGGGTTGCCTATATTATAGATATGTGTATAATAGCTTCATGGAAACAAACAACGAGGAGCTTAACTATGATAAATTACAACTCAAATAACAACCAACCTTGGAGCTACCAAGTAGCAATTGACGAGTGCAAGCGGGTAGGCGCACCATATAAATTTGTACGCTATGAGAATGGTGGTTTGATGCTTTGCATCAAAAGCCCTAGCTATGGCTGGTTTGCATTTAGGGGTAGCGATTGTTATGGGCAGAGGGTTTAACATGGCAAATTTTTTATCAGCAAGTTTAATTTTCGCAATGATTTATATTGGCTTACTTTTTTAAGGAGTTATCAATGGAAATTTTATCAAGTGTAGCAATCTTTTTTGTTAGCTTATTTATTTCTGGCAACGAAGATTTTTTTAAAACATCGAAGTCTCAAATAGAACAGGGCAAAAAGTGGCACTATGTAGGTATGCAACCAACGGATAAAAACAGCAAATCTTTGCCTTTGCGAGACTGTGCCAATTGTCAAGATTATATCATTTATAAGTTAAAGTGAGGACAGCATGAATGAACACGGCTCACCAAAGGACAGAGGGTCAGCGGACGCCTATTATTGGCGAGTGCGAGAACCACATTATTATATTGGCGGTAGCATAACTGGTATTAGAGTGCCTATGTCAGAGATGACACAAGCTCAGATTAATGCTTACAATATTGGCTACGATAACGAGGAAGATCGAAAGGATTCTGGATAATGAAATTTTATTGTTTTCAAAAACTACAACAAGAAACTGGTGAAAGCGCAATGTATTGGTTTACAAACAAGGCAGAAGCAGAAAAGACGTTAAGGGAAGAAGTAAAAAATAATCCTTACGATGAAGATATGAGGGATGTTGAATATATGCTTTCAGACAGCGTTGATTGTTTTGACATTCCTACCGACAAAAAAGGCTTGCTACGTTTTTTATTAGTCCATGTAAACATTGATAATAACCAGCATTATCCGATGAAGTTGAACAATGATTAAACTGTACCACAGATTAACACGCAAGCTACGAATATGGATTAGACACAGACAGGAGTGGGTGTAATGTATTACGTTATGGTTAGACGAAATGGCAAATTAAGTTGCCACGGTGGATTTAGTCTAGAATTTGCAGCTTATGCAAAGCGCAAGCGAGTAAAAAACCGTGACCCTTACCAAGAAGTATTTATTGTAAAGAGCCAATAGATGCCAATACGCGCAAAAAAAGACAACGCTGGCTGGCCGAAACATGAAAAAAATCCAATTGAACGTGAACGCATGATTGCAAAAAAAATGAAGGGGAAACAATTTGTTGATGTTATTTTTAAGAATAGCAAAAATATAATAGATTGGAATTTAATAAAAAAAGCAAAAAAAACTTATAGAAAATTATGAATAAAAAAATTAAAATTAATAGATTTGTTTCTCCCACAAATCAAAGCAAACTATTCCTTGCTAGGTTAAGTAGCCTAGCAGGGATTTTTAGGACAAAGTTGTGAAATATATTATTTTGATTCAACTTTTTTGGTTTGATTTAGCAAATAATGATTTTCAAAATTTAGAGATTACTCATTACGCTGGAGTTCCCTTACAATTTGCCAATCAAAAAAATTGTTTTATTCACGTTGCAGAACATTTTGACGAATTAAAAAAATACACCGAGGATTTTCATTATGGTAAAGCAACCGTTGGACAAATATTTTGTGTAAAAAAGTGATAAAAACGTAATTCCTTGGAATTTGGTGCAGAAGGTAAAGCACACGAATGAGTGACTTATATTATAGCTTAGTTATGTTTTTGGATGGTTACGTTGAGCTATTCCAAACCTATCCATCTTTAGAAATTTGCACTAAGGCAGCTATAGCATTAGGGCATGGTGCAGTATGTATTGAAGTTGGGTTGTTGCAAAATCTAGGCGTTAATTAAATGAAAGAACTAGTTGGCGTTTGGTATTTATATGACGATGGTAGTCGTGAATACGAAAGTAATATTGACCGCATAACTGTCATTAAAATACCAAAGTGGCTACATAATAAATTAATCAGGCGTGAGGAACAAAGCCCTTTCAGCAACCCTCCGTCTGACTAAACCGGATAATACACGCCCCGAAGCCTTTCGCCATTTAGGAAACTCATCTGCTGCACCCTCAACATCGCCACGATTTAACTTCATTCTTAATGTAGAATTTTGTACGTTACCGCTACCGACATTGAAACCCCAGCTACAAAGCGCAGAAAACTGATTTATAGTCAATGGCGTTTTGATAAGACGTCTAATTGCTCCTTCAATATGATGCACTTCTTTTCGGAGCAAAGCCTCGCCTTGGTCTTTCGTAATGCTAGGATGGTCAGCGGTGACAGGATGTCCGTTAATATCCCAGGTTGAGCCGTAGGCGATTGTCCACCTATTAGCTGGGCAAAGATACGGATCAGAAGACCAACCCTCAAAAGACTTAATTATTTCCAAACCAGCCTTGTTGATGTTCACGTTTGCTGTTTCCTAGCCATAGTTCTACTGCCAAACCAGAACGACACTACAGCAGCCCAGATAGCTTGAAACTCATCATTCCAGATCATTTTAAATTGCTCCATTGTCATCCAATCCATACTCACACACAGCGTTAAAACACCAAACTCAAGTGCTAAGGCATACGTCAAAACAGGACGCACAGAGGCAGCTAAGTTCACGCACCAAGGGCTTGCTTTTGATTGTAGCTTTGCATCGTGCTTTAATAACGCTTCGCTCTCTCTAATATCTGCCTCAACGTGCGTCATTTGCAGTTTTTGTTGGCCTATGACCTGTTGACTTTCCAGCTGTTTGTCCATCAACCTCAACTCGTGTGCCTTGTCCTGTTTGTCTTGAAAAAAATCCATAACTTTAGGCAGAAAGCTAGTGCCAAAACCTAAAACTGATCCTAGTAAACTAAGCATAACAACTCCTATTTTAAGATAAGCTTAACAATATGTTTTTTACCCATATACATTTCTAATTCTGCTTTCGATTTTAAACATTCAAATCGTATATTGCTACTTGATTTTATTTGCCTCATCGCAATTCGCTTACCCTTTAAACAGGCAGACATAGATGGCTGGATTCGATGCTCAGTGATCTGATTGTTCGTCAGCATAAGTAGGGCTATGACTGTTTCAATCATTTTTAGTTTCCGTTTTCTCTAACTTTATCTTTTAGCTTTTCAATATCTTTTAAAGCCTTTTCTAATTGCTTTTCTACATGTGTCAGCATCACTTGGTTGTGGATATTTTTATCGAGAAGCTCTTGATGCCCCTCAACCTGTTTATACAGATTTTCGAGCAGTAAAAATTGTTCTTTATCTACTGTTGTTTGTTCACTTGCTTTTAAAAGATCAGCGTTCATAAGCTCACGACTTGTTTCAAGAGAAGTAAGCCTAGCCGTAATCTCTGTATAAGCAAAAACACCCATAGCAACAGCAGCTACTATACCAACTAAATTCCTAATGGGTAGGGCAACGGCTGTCTCTGAGCTAACTTTCATATTTTTTTATACTCACGCCAATTCACTTTATTCCAATTAGTTCCTGAGCTTACTATGCAAGACTTCCCGCCTAAAGTGTGTACAATCGTCCAAGTTTGATTTTTGCTTATATATAAGATCATAACTAAGTTGTATTGATTCAGTATGCCAGCATATTGTGGCACTTCTTTATATTTAGTTTCCAAGTATGTGCTGAGTTCTTCTGCATTGTCACAACGCAATATCAATGGATTTGCTGTCTCTATCGTTTTGTCAGTTGTTTGACAACCAACAAGAAATAACAATAGAAAAAGTTTTTTCATTTTCTTTTTTTAGAACCCCAACATTTACGCCACAGCCAAGCATCTAATGTGCTAACACATGAAGCTATCTTTCTCATAAATTTATTCTGAAATATAAATTTCATTTTATTTTTCTCCGTTTAAGCCAACTCTATTTTCAATCTTATGCTGAGTACGCTCAAGCACTTCAAGCCTCGCCAAGACCGTAGCTGCCTCCCTCGCTCTCCTTTCCATAGTCTCAGGCGACATCATTTTAGCAATTACGTCAAGCCTTTGCTGTGTGGTGCTTTGCGAATTTTCTAGCTTGTCAGCACGGCCATCAAAACTACGCATACGGCCTTCCATATCTTTAATCATTTCCGTTAAACGTTGGATTTGATTTTTTGCAACAGCAGCAGCACCAGCCATAGAAACAATAATGCCACCAAGCGTAACAAGTAATTTAATATCAACAGAGCCGTCCATTATTGTGTGCGCCCAACCAGTTTAATGTAATCTATAACGTAGCCTTTTTCTGGTGGAAAAGATTTTGCCGCTCTCCTTTCTACTTCTTCAATAGAGGCAGCGTTTCGTATGGGAAAATATAAGGTGTTTTCATAATCTGCGCTTATGCCTGTATCTTCATTCCATTCGTCACCATTTCGTATTGTTTCACGAACTTTGCGGTTATACACGCCTATCTCATAGTCACTCATCAGCAATTTCCTGACATACAACGATTAATCCAAATTAAATAGCCAATTCCACCAGCAGCTATTCCAACAATAATGAGTTTAAAAAAATCAATTAACGCTTTCCAGACCTTTTCCCAACGCTCCTCTTGTTCTTCTTCAAGTTGTTTTTGTTTCTGTTTTGCTTTTCGTTTTTTTTCTTTTCGCTCGGCTATCATTTTTTCACGAGTTTCAAGTATTTCGTCCCAAGTTCCTACACCAAACTTCGTATCTATGCGAATACTAAGGTTGAGTATTTTTCGGTCAAGTTTTTTTTGTTCAAGAACCATAGCAGCAACAGAACCAACACTTAGATCATCGTCTGTATTTTCTTTAGTTACCCTGTTTAATATATTGTGGAGTTTGGATTTTGGTTTTTTAGGCTGTTGCTTGTTTACTTCTCGTGCAACTTGATCCTTAACATGAAACAGCTTGTCAAGCCCTTGATACAAGGACGTAGCAGACTCAGCCGTATCTACTGCGGAGCTTACCACATCAATAGTTTTTTTTGCTAATGCAAATATTGCAAGGGATTCAGCAACAACCATGTTAGCACTTCCAGCGTCTACGTGCCTGCCTAATTCTTGAGTTTGGATCGTTTTTTGTTTTAGCAGAACTTCTTTTTAATTGACCTAGTGATCTAGCACAATAGGATTTTCTACGCTTGGCTGCTTTGCTCCCTGCTTTTACTTTTCCTGTTACGGCTGTTTGTAGTTTAGAGCCAGGATTTGCTCTGCGGTAAGCTGCCACACCCTTTTTGGTCATGCCAGCACCACTTTTAGTTGGGCGATAGTTAGCACCTTTCCCTGTCGTAGTCCTTCGTATTGGCTTTGATTTAGCCATAAGAGTTAACTCTTTTTTGCAGTCTTGGCAGACCTTTTAAAAGCAGCAGCTGTTGGTGCGCCTTTGCTGCCAACCTTGCGTGTTGTCTTTGTTTTGCCAGCACCTAGTTTTTTTAAATTAATGTTGCGATACAACCCTGGCTTCTGTGCTTTTAACCTTTTAATTTTTTGTTGTTTTGTCATTTTTTTTGCCATGCCTATCTCCTTTAACTTGGTTTTGTAGGCCAAGTGATTGTGCCTAACACTGTAGTATCATTAAGCGTTGCAGGAAAATCGCGCAACAATTTACGATAATTAATCCACTCAGTTTTCTTACTGTCTGACAGTGCAGTATCACTTACAACCGTCCAGTCACATTCAGCAAGAAGTTCGTTTCTTGTTGTTCGTACTGATACCCAAGCTCTTGTATGAGCAGAATCATCATATGTTTTTATCTCTGCATCACGCGCAACTTGCTCCGCATTAGTTAAGGTAACAACTTTACCATCTACCACTTTTGTATCATTTGCCATGCCAACTCCTTATGCGTCTGCTATGCGATAAAAATAAACGGTTCCACTAGCAATGTTTGCAGAAGCAAAGTAAATTTTCACTGCCGTATTAGCCTCTGCTGTGCTTCTAAAGCCAACAAAATTTTGCTCAATCATATTGGTATCGTGGGCCTTACCTCCCACGTTTCCGTAGAGGTGCGTCCTTGCTGTTGCAAGCGCAGGGTTCAATATGTGAATATCAACGAAGTATTGTTCACCAGTTGCGGTTCCAGCCCCCTGCCCAATTACTCGAAATTGGCTTGCAGAAGTTGAATGTTCTTTTGTATGAGAAGTTCCAACGTAACCACCAACCAGATATTGATAACCAGATGTTGCGTAACTTGGCCCAGACGTACCCACTTGTACGTAGAGATCTTGATTATTGCTAGCGGGAATTAAGTTACTTCCAATTAATCGATAGTGATACCCAGCTTCCATACTCTCTAAAGCAACACTAGCAGTGCTAGAGCAAGTCGTTGCGGACAAAAGTTCATAACCCCCACCTCCAACAGCAGCCCATTTTAGACCAGACGTTTCAGAGGAATCGGCAGTTAATACCGTGTTATTAGCACCTACCGCCAGTGCGACAGGATCTGTTGCTCCGTCTCCTGCGACTATACTACCTTTTGCTAAAGCAGCCATTACGGTGATCGCATCCGTGCCAGAACCTAAAAGGATCCCCCCGTCAGTTAGGCTACTAACCCCAGTCCCACCGTCAGAAACACTTATGTCTTGACCTCCGCTGCGATAAATAATGTTTCCTTCAATGTTCAAATCTCCAGAACTTGCGCGAGTTAAAGTTGTATCGCTGGCATGCCCTACATTTACACCAGTGAACTGTGGGCTATCGCCTGTGCCAACTCCTAAATTAGTTCTGGATGTTGTTGCACTTGCAACATCCGATAGATTGTTGGCTGATGTTAAATCACCTGCGCCATTGTTGCCGCTATAAGCCACTACAACGCCTATAATATCGCCATCAGATAAAGTGCCAAATGTAGCCACATGAGATACAGGAACTTTACTATATGTGCTGGCTGAAACCACATCGCCATTTACTTGATAAATAACGCCAGCCGTGCCTGTCCCTGCCTCTTGTATATAAATTAAAGCAGAGTTGGGTGCTGTGGGATCATCAAGCGTGTCTATAAAGCTATTGATTGATGTGCCATCGTTAGCAAGGTCATCAATATATAATACTGTGGCACTTGATAAAGTTGCATTGTTTGCATGGACGCGGCCCTGACCTTGGTCACTGTCTGCTGTGTTGGTCTCAAAGGTCATTTGAATACCAGGGGCTTTCACATTAGCGTCACTATACGCCTTGATACTTTCACTTGTGGCTAGGGTAGTTGCGCTTGCATCGCTCATAGAATCTGTGTCGTTGATGCCTGTAACAGTAGCACCAGATGCTAGGGCTAGGCTTGTAGAGCCTGTTATAGTCGTAGCTGTAAGTGCTGAACAACTAAATGGCGCAGCAGCTATTGTAAGGTTGCCAGTACTTGCCCCTGTGGCTGTAGTAGTTCCAACTATCCAAGCGTCAGCCGATTCATCCCATGCAACAATTGCATTATTCCCAGTTGACCCTCGTTCAACTACGACACCAGCATCATTGCTCGCTGATGTGCTTCCATTGCTAAGTTCAATTAAACTGTCTTTTACAACCATGTTAGTTGTGTCTATGGTTGTCGTAGTGCCTTGAACGTCCAAATTGCCTGTTAGAACGCAGTTGGTAAATTGTACGTTGTCACCAGTACCCAAACCTATAGAAGTCCGTAAAGTCGCTCCTGATTCTGCTACTGGGTCACCAGAACCATCGCCAACAATCATTTCACCATCTGCCAATACAGACATGGCTGTTATTGCGCCTGTGCCTGATCCTAGTAATACTCCGCCATCAGTCAGCGTTGATACGCCAGTACCTCCATCAGCAACAGGGACATCAGTCCCACCTGCACGATAGATAATATTGCCTTCAATATCTACATCGCCTGCACTTGTTCTTGTTAGTGTAGTATCACTAGCATGGCCCAGCTCAATACCTGTAAATTGAGGACTGTCACCTGTACCATACCCAACTGGTACTTTTGGTGGTGATACCATTTGGAACTGTGTGCCGTCATATACAACGTGGACAATATCATTTTGCGTTATATCGCCAGCAACTAATGCAGCTTGGTTCTTTTGGACAGCCTTCGCACCTACGCTATCTACGTTAAGCGTAACCGCCCCTGTGTTCGTGCCACCAGCTTTGAACATAAAGCGATCACCTTGTGCATAGGCTGTCAATGTCGAAGATGCAGCTAGGGTTACTGTGTTCGTTCCACTTGACGTTACGCTTCCGTTGGTGTCCTTATTAAATCGAGCTATCATGCCTTCCAAGGCTCTCGCACCATTGTTAACAGCACTAGGTAGCATAGACTCAGGAAATCTTGCGGTGTTGCTTGCGTCTGTTGCAGATAAGTCTTTTATTTCAGCCATGTTATTGTCCTGTTGGTAGTAGGTAAGGGTCTTCTTGTTGATTAGCCATACGGCCTGTTTGGAAAGCACCATATCTCGTAGCTGGGTTTATTAACACTTGCCCAGTACGCCTTGCAAGAGGCATATCTCCTATTGTCCTTCCTAGTGTCTGTGCTGTTTTTATTGGCAACGCTTTGCCTAATGTGCCAGCAGTTCGTCCTCCTCCATATGCAAGTTCACCCATAAGGCGAGGTGACATAAAAGGCAAAGCAGCAGCACCAGCCATTAATGGCAATGTACCAACACCAGCAAGCAAGCCACCTGCACCTAGACCAAGTGTACCAAGCGTTGCTACAAATTTATTTAACCCTCGAGGAATACCTGGGCGCAAAGCCTCGCCAGCTATTGTTGGTGCTACACTAGTTGCTCCTTTACTTTCCAAAAGATCAACCATGCGTTTTCTTTGCCCATAATTTGTCTGCACATTATCACGCAACGCAGACGCTAATTTTCTATATGCAGTTGATGGCTTTCCTCTAGCCCCTAATGATAACTCGCCTTCAAGATCATCTATTCTTCTAGCAGCCTTTTGATAATCTTTCATCATGTCAGCATAAAGGTCATCAGCCTTGTTTATTGCATCTCTAATTGCACTTGTTACATTTCTTCTTACTGCTAATGACGATTTTTGATCTAAAGGTATATCTATATTATTAATTTGTTGTTTTAATGCGTCTAAACCTTCTGCTGTGTGAAACTCTTTTGGGTCTAAATTGCGCCAATTATCAACTAACTCCTGAATTTTTATTTGCAGATCATTGGTTGCTGGTCTTAAATTTTGCCCCTTAAATGTGCTTATTTTATTGGCTTCATTTACTGCTTTCTGTATGTCATCAAACTCTATAATTGTTGGATTTTCGCCAAGTTTTGCTCGTTGCTCACGATATTTCGCATTTTTTTCTTTTTTTAATTCAAGAGCAGCCCTTTTTGCATCATCAACCACTTCTAGCATATCAGCAGTTTCGTCCATTCCAGCCCTAAAATCTTTTGATCTTTGCCCTTGTCTACCAAAAAGGGGATAAGTAACCCCTGCCTTTGTAGCTTCTATTAAAGGCGCACCACCTGTTCCTGTTCCCAAACTACCAACAACTTCAGCAGTTTTACTTGCTAATACACCTGGTGCTTTTGTTACTCCCTTATATGCTAACACAGTAGGGTCTATTGCTTGTGCAACTTTGCCAGCCTTTTGTGCGATTACTCCAGCTTGACCTGGTAATCTTGCCCCTGCCGTTGCCCCACCTGATAATACTGTAGACAAATCTAACAAAAATCCAGCAGGGTCATTTGCAATAGTTCGTTTTATTGCGCCTGGCTTTACATACCTATCAGAAAAATATTCACCTAATGCATCTGCGTATTTTTCGCTTTCTTGCCTACCTGGTATTGCTTTTTGTATAACCCCTAGCCCTAAATTGCCAAGGGCTTTCGCAGTTTCTACTGGTTCTGTTAAAGGTTTAATAATATCTTTGCCAGCTTGCAAAGCAGACTTTGGAAAATTTTGTATAGCTTGTTGCCCAACATCTAGCATTGAAAGAGATGGCGGTGGTGCAGGCGTATCTGTAGGCGCACCAACAGGCACTTTCATGTACTTCTTAATAGACCTTTCCATTACCTCTGGGTCTATATCATCAGGAAATTCTAAAATTGTCCCATCAGGCAGTTCTGCTTCAATCATTATTTTACCACTTCACCTTTTTCGTTAATCTTTACTCGTTTTGCCTTGAGATTAGCTTTACCTAAATTAAACTCGCCTCTTGTTCTTCCTGTCTCAGCAAAAATGTCATCAAAAGCACCACTCTTTGTTCGGTCATAAAATTTTCTAATTCTGTCTCTTGAAGTTTGTTGCCTTAATTTAGCCATTTTTATAAGAGTGTCTCTGTTTAAACTTACCTTTCCTGTTAGCACTTCTTGCATAAACTCACGTTCTGCTGGTGTATCTAAGCCCCTTGCACCTATGCCCAATGCCTTAATCATGCCAAAGACTTCGCTTCCCATACGAGAGGTCATAAACTCTGTGTTCATAATTCTTTCTCTAAGTTCTGGATCACTATCCACTAGCTCTCTAAGTTTTAATACCCCCAACCTTAAATCTGCTGCTGCTCCACTTTCAAATTTATAATTTGGGTTTTCTAAATCTTTTAATAGTGATGTTGCCTTTTCATAACTACCCATTGCAGCATCAGCTTGATTTAACGCTTGAACATTCATCTCTACACCGGCTTTTCCTGTCGGCCCTATCCTTGCTACTTGGGCTAAATATCCTAAATTCTTAAAGTCCATTCCTTCAATTTCGTCAAAACTTTTAACTTGTGTTGAATCTTCACCATATTGCCTTATCAACTTTTGACGAAAAAGATATTTTTGTATATCTGCTGCTGGTCTACCAGTTAACGCTGTAGTGGGCAATAAGGCTTGTGCTTTTTGTTTGGCATATTCATCTGGAAATGCCTGTGCAAACAAGTTTTCTTTTTCAGCCTGTGACATCGTGTTAGTTACATTGCCCATATCATCCGTTTGCTCCATACCACCCATCATGTTAGGGCTGTAAGTTCCTGTTCTTGGTATGTTAAAAAATGCCTCTCTTGCTTTCTTTTGATCTGCTGCGGCTTGTATTTTCCTTTGCTGCTCTGCCAATGATGCCTGTGCAGCTTGAGCTTGCATATTTTGCAATTGCTCTGCCTTCGTTGTGGCTATCTTGTCACCATAGGCTTTTTGAAATGCCTGACCACCTTGTGTAAATCTTTGCAAAAATGATGATGGCTGTTTCGTGTAGCCTTGTGCAAGCTGTGAGCCTAGTCCCATTAATCCACTATAAAGGGCTTGCTCCTTGTCAGCAGGGGTAACAAGTAAACCAGGATACTTTTTGTTCATAATCATTTAATTACCCCCATACGGAAAGATGCCTTGACGACCAAATAACTGCCCTGCTATGCCAGCTGTTGTTGCTGCACCACCTAATATATCACCAGCCGTGTTTCTATATAATGGCTCTGTTCTTGTTTGATCTGTGTAGCCACCACCTCCTACTAGTGCCATATATTGCGCTAGTGCATCTTTAGGTGCTTGCTGTTGCTGTGCAAATCTTTGTATGTCTTCTTGTAGTTGTGCGCCAGCCATGCCCTCACGCTCAACGCCTACTCCTTTTAAGGCTTGCAAGTCTACATAATCCTGTCTTGCCATCTCTGGGGCTAATGCAGACGCTGCCAACTGCCTTGCTCTTTCATCAGCAAAATTACGATACGACATATCTGTAGCAATTTTTGAGGCTTGATCTAAAGCAGCTTGCGCTGCTCTTTCTTCGCCTCTTTGCTGTAACCCTGATCCATATCGTCCGGCACTGCTGTATGCTGATTGTATGCTTGGAACAATATCTTCTTGAAATCTCTCTATAGCAGGCTGCGTAGCGTCTGTAATAGCTTGTGACAAATAAGGGTTAGAATTAAGAAAATCTCCTTGTATTGTGCTTTGCACTTGAGACTGTGCAGCTTGCGTGACAGGTGAGCCAGCTAATGCTCTTTGCTCTTGCATTGTCAATGCTTGCTCAGATACAGGTGAAAACGGCACGACTGTAGAATTAGGATAAAATTCTGTTGGCCTGTTTAAAACATCATCCCTAGCTCTTTGATAGCCAGTTGTAAGATATTCTTGCTGTCCAGACCAAGGCGCAGAGCTTTGCGTGGTTGTTGAATAAGTGGCTGGCTTGCTACCGCTACTCATAGCTGTGTTCTCCTAATAGGTGATAGTATAAACTGATTACCCATCCACTTTTGCTTTTGGTAATCATAAGGGGTCAATGGCAAAGGATTGTTTACCATTGGCTCTACAGGTGCTGTTGTTTGTGGTGTTGGTAACAAATAACGTCTTCCATAAGGGTCAGGGTCTTGGTTTCCTCCCTCTGACTGATCATCTGTTATCCTACTACGATCAGTAAACACATCTCTTGTATAAGTTGGATCAAATTCATAGGCCATTTCATTGTTAGGAAATGCACCTTTTTCTCCTAACCCAAACTTGTTACCTAAAGTATAATCAGTCCTTGGCATCATGTTTGGTCTATAACTCCCTTTTGTTGGATCATACATTGCATTAGCTAAAGCATTAAGACCCATTCCAAATAACCCAAAGGGCTGTGGCAACGCAGCAGTAGCAGCACTATACAAAAAATCCCCTAGTTCTTTGTCCTTTACCTCTTCAACAACTTTATCCATAAAAGTTTGTGGTTGTTGCAATTCTGCTGGTCTAAGTTGTTCTGCAAAATCATCCAACTCATTAACTTCTGGATAAGTTCCGTCAAATTGCAACGCAGCATCAGCAGCATATAGATCAGCCATTCCACCATAATTAGGTGAACTTGGATCGTCTGCGTCATCTCCTCTAGAAGCAGGGGCAGCTATTCCACCATAGGTTGGTGAATTTGGGTCATTGGGGTCATCCCCACTCATGCCACCACCACTTGATCCACTAGACATTTAAAGCCACTCCTACCCTCTTGTTTTTAAGGTGTCGCCTCCACTCAGCTTTTGGGTATTTTGGAAATAGATTGCGACACATTCTATACAATTTTCTTGTATGCCCATAAGGGGCTACAAAATCCATAAAGACCAGAACGTTGCCGCTTCTCCAATCTTCTGGCATCAACTCATAATCACCATTTAAAAACTTATCACTCTTTTCTTCAGAAAGAAACCCCCAACTTGCCCACGCTTGCAAATAACCATTTTCTATTATGCCTACATTTTGATTTAGATTAACAGGCGGTATTATGCGTTTTGCTACTTCCTTTATCGTCCAATAATGATGCGTTGGCGATTGTGCCAACAAAACTAATACGTGATCCAGCATTAACCTACCATTACTACCTTAAATGTTCTATCTGTCTGTGAATTGTTCGCATGAGTAACTACAACAGAACCATTTACCCTGCTTGACTGTCCTACATAGATTGTGCCAGCCCCTATTTCAGCAGAGGCATTGGCTGTTGTTGGCATAAACAATAAAACTGTATTCACGCCAAGCCTAGAGTCAGTTATCGTTGACGATGCAGCGTTTTGCGTTGCAGTAAAATCTATTACGTTATTGCTACGACCAAACATTAAACCAGCAATACTTTGACTTTGCAAACGTGCAAGTTTCTTTTGATCGTCTAAGTCGCTAGGC